TGTATTTTGCAGACGATGTAAAGTCTGTACTTGTAACGTCGCATTTTACAAACAAATCTATGCTAGCTTTTGTAAATGGAGTAGCATCTATAATTCGTTTGTTGAAATATATAGTAGCGCTCGAAGATGGAGTTTCGGAAAGAGTAACAACTAAATCATCTCCGGACAGTGAAGCATCAATTACATCTATATTTAGATTTGTACTATCTACGAATAATATATCGTTGTTTTCGAGATTAAAATCTTCTCCAGCGGCGGGAGATATTATTACTGCATTACTAGAAATGCCCGTTAGATCGCGTGATGTTCTTACTGGCAAAGATATATTACTAGTCGATTTTAAGCTGGTCATTCCAGTACCAAAAATCATAGCAGCAGAATCAGATTTGTTTATAACTGAATTAGGATCGATTGACAAAAATCCAGAAGTTCCTACTATTTTTTCAACGTTTCCTAATAAATTGCTGCCGGTAAGACGTATATCAAATATAAAAATCTTGTCATTAGTTACATTTCTAACTCTCGCAGTACCGATATTAGAAGATACAGAGTTTTGCAATTGAACTGTTGAAAAATCGTCTATAGATACTATACCAGCGGTGTTCGAATTTGCCAAATTCAAATATCCGCCATAATTAAAAGATGTTACCTGATTTGCTATTTCATCAAAAGAAGTATTAGCTATCTCATCTATATCTAAAATATATTCTGCTGAGTTTTCTACACGAAACCCTTTGACGTATGCAAGACCACTGCCTACAGAAATCTTAAGATTACCATCTCTTCTTATAACTTTAGAATTGAAATCTCTTACTATGTAGTCACCAGATTCTTCGTATGTTCTGCGCGCCATTTCTTCACCGAGGACATTATATTGTGAAACATCTCTTAATGTAACAGCGTTTCCGTTTGAATAGCGAGTAAGAGTAAAAAATGCAGTATCTAAATCTGCTTCTGTTGTTGCCAACGCGGTAAGAATTGGAATCAATTTCAGTCTGTCAGCGCCTGGGGCGTTTTGGTTGTTAGATCCGTTTGCGTTATCATAGAGCGATTCGTCTTGGAACGCGTTGATTATTTTTTCTTCAACTAAAAATCCAACGGAAACATTATCCGGAATATTCGTGTACTTTGAAATAATTACTAATTGCTCTTCAGAATATAGGAAATGCCCTTTTTGGAAAATAATACCAGGAGAAGTTCTCAGCCCAAAAGAATTACCTACTGATCCAGAAAATGTAGTAACGTTTATAGTATCTACGAGCTCTTCTGATCTGTTGACAGAAGTTCCAACGCTGACGGTGCTTATTTTGTAGATGTTTAAAAGCTCACCAGATTGAAACAATTTATTGCCAGCAGAGGTTGTAGTGTAATTTATGTAAAATGTACTTAGGTCGGGGTTTCTAGTTTCAAAGCCGCGCGTTGCTGCGATAATAGACGCTGTAACTCCTGTAACCTGGCCTCTTAATTCATATGTGTTATCTCTAACATAATCTTCAGAGCCTATAGTGACAGTATCACTAAACCCAACATATGTTGAAACATCAAAACCTTCTTTGTCAGTAACTTTGACAAAGTTGAGATCGCCCAACTCGGTAAAGTTGCACCCCTTAATAATAGAACCTTCTTTAAATATATTATCGCCGAATTGCTCAATCTGGTTTTGCAGCATGGTCTGCATTTGTGTTAATTCGCGAGCCTGTACTGCGTAAGACGGTTTAAAGAGAACTCGATAAAACTGTTTAGTTAAATCGAAATCGTCAAAATATGGATCTACGTTAAGGTCTTTGTTAATTGGCATTTATTTTTCCTTAAAATTCAATAATAACTTTTATTTGTTCTCTTGATGCTTCAGTTCTTGTAATTGGATCAAATGAGTTCATGTAATAAACTTCGCCAGATCTCTGAATATAATCGGATGGTTTAACTGCATCTTCAGCTGTATTTATTATAAGTATTTCATCGCGCGAAGAATATAATGGTAATTCCGGGTTAATAGATATATCACTAAAATCATACACGGTATTCGCGGTACTTAAATCGTTCGGATATGGTCCCATATATTCGCATAGACGGATAGTATTACCATTAATTTCGTTAACTCTAGCGCTAAAAGTTATTTCGTTATAAAATTCGCTTTCTGGATCGGTTTCAATTTGAGTGACATATTCATCTAATTCTAACGAATGTCCATCTAATAAAATTTCTATCGTATTATTAAAAACATCCGGTGTCGTATTCGCAGTTTTAAATTCTGGATCTTTTACTATTCCTACACTACCGAATACGTTTATGGTTGGAATTATGTCGTTATCAAATTCATTAATTCCATTGTATATGAGCGCATGTCTAGAAGAAAGCTCATTTGCAATATTATTTCCGTGTTTACCTGGTGGTGAAATGACAGGTCTAAGTATTATTCTCTCATCTAGAGAACTTAAAGTGTTTGGATCAAATCCGAAAGGATCTGGTATAGTTGCAATAGCTCGAGTATATCCTGAGCCTTTATTTAGCATTATAATTTTAGATATTGTTCCATCTTCAGAAGATACTCTTGGTATTGCTTGAGCGCCAGTACCATCTCCCAATATTTTTATTCGTGGCAGTATTTGAAAAGAAGTTGATTCTATTAAAACGCCGTCTAACGGAACACCTTCTTTTAAAGTTATTGTTGCTCGAGTTGGAGAATTGTATACGTATGTATCTACTTCATATACTATAGATAGGTTATCTTCATTTGTAACATAAAAAGAATAATTTGAATAGTAGTTTTCAATAGGATTTATTGACCCAGCAATAACAGAAATGACGACTTTATTTTCAGTACCACGAGATACTTGAAATATCGTACCGTTCACACTTTCGTATCCGCGGTTACTGTCTGGATTAGTAATATATATTTGATTTATTTCACTGGTATCACTATTAGTTGGTGTAGTATCTTGAAATACTGGTATATATCCACGAGTATTATACTTATCAAATTCAAATTCTGTTAGAGAATACATGTATTTCCACACATATCCATCTCCAGTTTCATAAATTTGATCTGGTGTAACTTCACTGTAGTTTGGAGCATTAATCGACGGTGATTTGTAGTTATTAAATAAGCACTTATAGACTTTATAATCACCAGTTTCGTTATTTTCTGGATATACCACAGCATAATATTTGCTATCTGACAAATCTACTTCATCATCATATTGTGTGTAAATGGTATTTTGCTGCCAAGGATAATTCTTTATAGCATAGTACACTTCTTCTGGATCAATTCTTTTTCCAAATAATGCTCTTTCTAAAAATGATTTCTTAGAAGAATCACTGTTTATAGTTGGCTCGTTTGAGTCGCATGAAACAAACAAATAGTAATTGCCGGCCTGCACATCATCGATAAAAAGCTTTGCTACATCAGTTCTAAATTTGTTTGTTATATCCGTCATTTTTTCCTCAATATTTTAGTATATTTATTAAATTTCTGCAACAGAATATTCTATAGATATGTCAGAAGAAAGAACAATTTTTAATTCTTCTTCGAAATCAAATTTACCAAACACTTTTGTTCCTGCGACGTGAGTTATTTCTTTTAGTGGTTGTTCGTACCTTTCAATACCAATCTTTGATTGTATTTCATACGAATATTCTTGATAGTAATTACTATCGTGTATAAACTTTCCAGATACGAAGTATTCATCAACTCCGTCTGTTGCCAATGTTTTTGTATATCCGTTTATGTTGGAGTTTAATGAAGACCAAAAGCCACCAGTAGATCCTTGATTTTTAGCAGATATGACGCCTTTTGCGGCTATGTTTCCATTTGCATCTATGACATTGGCAATGGCTTTATCAATATATCCATAACCAGAATCTATTATTCTAACATCGGTTATTTTTCCTACCGCGAATTCAGTGTCAGCGTTAATTATAGAATTAAAACCAGCAATTTCTGAAGTAAAGTCTATAGATATAGAAATTATATTCCACTCTGCTCCAGCAAATTCTATTGGTGTATTCGACTTAAATCCATAATATGTATATGGTCTGACGGTAATTGTATTATCTACTAACCCCAATACCTTTGCGCCTATACCATCTTGTGTTATCTCGCTACCAATTCCTATAGTTGCTGGCATTACTTCAAGAGTTATTTGCTGTAAACGGCGAGTAAATAGCGTTAGTCTAGTATCAAATGCAGTAGCAAATACGTCGTTAACATAATCTGTGCCTGGATTTATGTTATTAAATTTTACTATAGTTCCTATTTCAACTGGTGTTAAATCGAATGCGTTTTCAAGCGCCGTATCAATTGTAACTGGGTCAGTGTTGCCAGACATTGGTATTAAAGCTGGTGAGGCGTTGTAATTTAGCGCGTCCAATGTGACGTCGGTAAAATTTCCAATTATATCAAAAATAAGAGACACATTTTCTTCATTAGCTATTTCACCAACTATAACGTCTGCAGTGTTTAAAGTGTCTGGATAAAGAGGACCAGGCGAAGTTTCATTTTTTGGAACAATTCTTATAGGTGTTTCGCCAGATAAATCTTGAATATCAACATTAACATCTCTATCTACGGTCGATATTACAACAGTATTACTTTCAACAAATTCATCACCAGGCTCCATTCTAATACCGATAGATATATCATTTTGGCCAATTACAGCGCCACGATTACCCAAATCATCTTCCAAAGTTTCGAGTAATTCGAACTTGCTACCTTCATTATCTAAAAATATAATTTGATTAGATACTAGCAGTTTAGTACTGCCTATCGAATAACCCCATCCGCCATCTTCAACAGAATAAGAAACAATACCGGTAAAATTTTCTGATACTCCGGTAACTAACCCCTTTGCACCAAAACCGTCTGGTGAAGTTTGGAACGTTACCAAATCACCGATATTATTCCCCGTCATTCCTTTATAATTGTTGTCAATATTTATTGAAGTAAATGAACCATACATTCTTCCGAAATTTACAGGAACGCCATCTATTTCACATATTATGCCTTCTGACCCGATAAATTGGCCGGTGTTATCGTTTACAAATATTATAGGAGTAAACGAATTATTCAAAATTATGAAATTTATTTTATCTACTGTAGCACGTGCCCGTGAAGTTTCTCCAATGATAGTTTTACCTATCATATCTGCATAAGTATATATTTCGTTAGTTTTAGTAGAAGTAAACAACCCAGAATTTGGTGACAGCTGAAGGTAGTTACCACTTTTCCATTCTGAATCTGAGGGCTTGAATATATTTTTAGATGGATAATAAACTTTAATACTTTCATTATAGAATAGAGTAAAAAATAGTTCTAATCCCTCTAAAGTTCCTTTGCGACGATACAATCCTAAAATATTTTTAACCACAATCCTGATTGTTTCACCGTCGAAAGGAAGTTCAGACAAGTACTTATTTTTGTAGAAGAGTAACATTCTATCGAGCGTAGTATCAATATCGCGGTATTCAAACATTCTTCTACCATTGTACAGAGATTGATTTTCATTCGTCTCCATAAACTTGTAGTATTCTTTTACAAATTGAACTAGCTCTTGACCATCTTCACGATAGATAGCAGGAAATTGCTTTTCAATGTGAAATGATATAAGTTTTTCTATTGTCATTAATTTGACTCTACAAAGTTAATTGTTATATCTTCATCTCTTATTGTGAGAATTCGGCTTTTTGGAGATGTTACGTTCACCGGTGCTGCTGCAACATATATTTGAATAGCATCACCAGAAAATGCTTCAACAGAAAAGTTTATCAATCTTATTTCTCCAGTAGTGTAATTTACCGTGCCTATAAGAGGATTTAAAATTTCTGAGTTTACCGCGTTAGCACTGATAATTCTCATATTGCCAGAACCATCATCCTGCAATTTAGAATTAATACCTCTATAAGTGAAATTAGAACTTATAACAGAAGGTTTAAAATCTGCAAATCCGTTTGTTGCTTTATATGGATATGGTTTTACCAATTGTGTTTCAAATTTAAAACGAGGATTGAGTGTTAAATTCAGAATTGGTTTGTATTCGATTATTGGGTTTATACATAGAGAATTACTTAGAATACCATCATCTACATTATCAATGATAGTTGATAATCTTGAAGATCTTAAAGTTTCTCCAAAGTCGTTTAGGTTTGCTAAGTTGTACGTGGATATAGCTGATCTTATAAGAGACTCAAGTTCCTGCGTGGATTTACCAGTTTGATTTTTAGAATATACGATATCTACAGTAAGTTCGACGTATAAGAAATCTGGATCTATGAATATTGGCTCAATTGTAAGCGGGCTTTTATTTGAAAGATATCTAACATATTCGTTTTTGGCGGTTGTAGATAAGGTTCCGTTGCCTTGTAGATTTACTGATATGGCAACTCTTCCATATTGCGGAGGATCTAATTCATCACCGCCATATACAGAAACCGATTGTATCTCCGGAAATCTCTGTCTTAAAAGAATATCGTAATCTCTTGCAGTTACAGCTCTTTCTTGGATTTGTATAGATTTAGGAGCAAAGTATTTTATACTATCAATAGTTTCTCTTTCGGCACCACCACTCGCAGCTTCAACTGTAGTTACTACTGCATTTGGTATAAACGTGGTTGTGAATTTTGAAGCACCGTTTGGTTCGTCACTACTGCATATACGATATTGTACCTTAATATCGACATCTTGAGGAGGTTGCTCACCATATAAGTTTCTACCAAAATACACTGAGTATCTGTCATTAAAATAAGGATCCAAGTAAAAAACTTTACTTGTTGCGGTTACTCCAAAAATATCTTTTGTGTAAAAGAATTGGTTTTGACCTTCAGTAGCTTCGTCATCTACGAAAACTTCTACTGTATTAATATCTATGTTATCATTAAAAAGATTGCATCTTAAAAAGTTTTCTTCATCTAAGAAGAAACCGTCTTTTTCAAAATTGGTTAAAATCTCACCTTCAAAAATTTCTACGTTAGTAGCCACGAATATATTAGTTGATACCTTCTTTGCAACATATCCCTGAGCAGTAATAAAATTGTAGTTTGTACCTTGGTAATTAGTTCTAAAATCAGTAAATTTTGGAATTAAAATAGATTGCCCAGTTTCAGTAGTATTTGTTATCGTAACATTTACTGTAGCCTTTGCTGATGTTCTTGATCTAGGAAGATAGTTCAATTCTTTTGCGTGCGATATTACTGAGTTTTTAATTATTGCGGAATCTAAAAACATTTCATTAATAGCCATATTAGTATAGAAGTTATTCATATATGTATTATATGAAAGAACATCTAATAGAACATTCATATTCGACCCTTCAAAGTTATAATCTTTGAATTGTGTTTGATTTCTCAAATGCGCGATAAACTGTTCTTTTATAGCGGCAAAATCCAGTTCATTAATTGGTTTGGTTGCCATTATCTTGTCCTCTCTAGAAACACCGTAAGTGTAATTGGTTGCTCTATATTATTTATGTAAAAATAAATTGTAACATTTATAGTATTTTCATCCAGAGAAGATTGTACTGTCACGTCTATTAATGCTGCTCTTGGCTCATATTCTTCTATAGTTGCTTTAATTTGTTCTTGCAAGAACTTTATGGTTGCAGGAGTGTTATTTTCAAAAAGCATTGCTCGAATGTTTCCACCTAAAAGCGGTTGCATTAATCTTTCGCCTTTATCAGTCAAAATAAGATTTTTTAATGATTCTTTTACAGCCTCTTCATCTCGCTTTAACGCAAGATCTTCAGATATTGGATTCTGAGTAAGATCTTTATGAAAGTCCGAAAATAGACTTTGTTTTTTTCTTACTGGTGTTATTATTTGTACTACCATTTTCTTTCTTAGCCTTTCCAAGATTTAGTTGGTCCAAGATCTATGTGCACGAATGTTGGATTTGAATAATTACCAATCCCGCCAAAACCGTGTTTACGGGCAATGCTTATAAATTCTTCTTTACTTTTAGAATTAATACCTGCCCATTGGCAATCAAAGGCAACGCCTTTAATATGCAAAGAAGTTAATGACGCTTTTACTCCTCTCGCTCGAAGAGCGTCATTATACCATTTAGGTCTAAGCCCGCTAGTTAACCAAATCTGTTTTCCAAATTCTTTTTGTACTCTCATCAATAATACTCTTGCGTTTAGATCTGCCCCAGTCCAAGTTTCGTGTGCTTGGTCACCCATGCCTCTTGGCTTGGGTGCCATATATCCACCGTTAAAAATTATCCTAGAATCTCCTTTGCCATCGTTCCATCGAGGAAGATTTTTGTACTCTTCGTTGTCTATACGTCTCACATTTCCCCTTAACGCGTACGCGGCAGCACCTTCAGTTGTACCAGCATCGGTTTTTGTATCGCTATATCTTATACCGCCCGCCTCAACTGCTCTTACTGTATTTATAGCAGAATTTGATTTAAGTGTGTCTACTGTTTGACTGTAGGTATTAACGAAATAATCAAGAGGATTTTTTAGTGCATTTATGCCTTCTTCGACTTTAGATATAAAACTACAAAATCTAAATAGCAAAAACTGTATCTCTTCTATTTTAGGATCTTTAAATATATTTGTTGCGTAGTCTATTAATACCTCAATTTTCTTTTTAAAATTTTCTATATTTATAGCTTCAAAAAATTGCATTGCTTTTTCTTTAAGTTCATAAAAATTTGATAATACTGCCTGGTTTAATTTCGTGCTAACTTTTGATATTATGTTTTCCATAGAGAAATTTTCTATGGCATTTTTTACTTTTTCTACAACTTTATCAATAACGCCGGTAATTTGTTTTTTTAGGTTATCCAGCAGCGATTTTAGCGAAAATTCTAAAGAAAAATTCTTTAGTTTATTAATTAAATTTTTAACATCATCTAATGCGTTAAAGAAAGTATCAATAGCGCCAAAAACATCTGGAAGTAATGAACAGAAGCCGCCCATACTGCTTGTACTAAAATTTTCCGCATAAAATGCTTCAAGCTCTGATATTATTTTATTCGAAACCACAGAAGTTCCAATTGACAATCCGATAGGATCATATCCAAAATCTAAAATAAATCTAGCAACTTCAATTGGGCTAAATATGACACCAGAGTTTATTCTTTCTGACAACAGTGGATAACCGCCCGCCGCAATTAAAACTTTAATATTATCTCTAGCTATGTAAGTATTTAAATTAGCAACACTCAAATAAAACGCGGTATCGCCATATTGGTTTGTTATAAACTTTATTGGCTCGTAATCTTTTTCAAAATAGACTATACCAGCTTCATACTGGTTTATAAGTGTTTCAATGCTTGTAGAATTTAATTCTCCAATATCAATTGTAGCCGGGATAATAACTTCTGTACCGCCTGCACTGTCGGTTCTAATTTTAGTTGTGCAATTTCTTTTTGTACATAATCCGCTAGTAGCCATTAGTTAAGTCCATTTGTTGTTAAATAATTATTAAGTTTTTGCAAATTGGCTGCGCCACCAGCAGAAAAATTGCCTGCCGCGCCACTTGAGTATTTGTTTCCAGCTTCATAATTAAGAGTGCCATAATTTACTTTTAATCCCTTTCCTACAAAATAATTTATAGTATTTGCGCCAGGCACGTCCTGATATCTGGATACGGCGTCCGCAAAACTTGTTGTTGCCGGTGATGTATATGCGCCTACAAATCTATCAAATCCGTTAATACCAGTACCAGCAATTCGATCGCTATAACCAGTAAGATATGACGTAGCAGGAGTAAATTGTTTATTTGCCATTACAATTAAATCGACTGGCGCTTTTGATTGATACGATCTATTTAAAACAACTGCAAGGTTACCAGCTTGATCCCCGCCCTCGGCAGTCATAATAGCTTTTAGTGCTTTTCTTTCACTTTCTGAAAACTTAGCAGGCAACCCAGCAGCAAGCCTTTTAGATCTTTCTTTTTCTTCTAACGCTTTCCACGCAGCTTCTTCTTGTTCTGCTGTTAAAGGGCTACCAGGTGGCGAAGATTTGCCAACAGGGGGCGGAATTTCGCCAGAAACTGGCTCAGCATCTTGAGTTTCTCCTTCGTCTTTTGATGCATATCCAGTAGAACCCAAAGAACTCGTATTTTTATGTCTAGTGGTGCTTGCGATTTTTGCTGCGGGCTGAGGCATTTCAACAGAAACTGCTGAGAAGGCGCCAGTTGCGCCTGCTGATGAGCCCGGAGCTTCAGATAATCCGTTGGCTAATTGAATTACATCATCTATAAGAACAACCCCGGCATTAATATTAGCATATGTCCCGCCGCCAATTTTAATGTTGTTAGCTTTTATGTTTGTAGTATCTGCAGATTCTATATTTGAGATTTTAGCCTTTAAATTTAAGTTTTCGCCGCATTCAATAAAAATATTATCTCCCGCTTTAACATTAATTGAATTTACTGCTTGTTGAAAAATATTCTCACCGGACTTCATGTGTATAGACTGCCCGGTTTGTATTTTAGCAAATTTTGCAGCTTTTATATTTACATTTTCTACGTTGGCTTCAATTCTAATGGCTGCGCTTCTCATTTGAATTTCTTCGCTTCCATTTAAGTTCATTTGGCCAGCTACAGAAACCATATGATTTCCATGCACAATCTGAGTATAGTTTCCTATAATTTCTTCTATCTTATTACCCTGAACTAAAACTTTACTATCTCCAACTATAGTAACATAATTCTTTCCGCCAACATACACATGCTGATGAGAATCATTAATTTCGTATTTGTCAGACTTAGATTTGTGTGTAGTAGTGCCTCTAGAATCTATTGATACAAAGGAACCCGATTTATGAAATATTGTAATTCTTTCGGCGTTTGGCGTATCATCTAATTCGATAGAATGAGATGAAGTTTTAATTACTCTATTGAATGGATATTCGGCGTTGTAAGCCGCTGCCGGTTCGTCAAAAGCAGTTTCGACTTCCTCTGTCAATCCGTCAGAAGCAACAGGAATATCTTTTACTCGGTTCATTTCTTGCAAAAGTACATAGGACTTGTGCACATCTTCACCGCGTGCTAAATTAGAAAGAGCAGGCTGACCATAGCTTTCTGGGTCAGAACCTGCTGTTAATAATTCAGCGTTTTCTGTCGGTATTCTACCCCAGCCAGTTATTTCTGGGTTTGGATTTTCAGTCATTTGCGTTGGTATAAGCCCGAGTATCATTGGTTGCTGGGCATCTCTTCCATCAACAAAAAATCCAAATACGAAAGAATTTACCGGAGGTATTGGAGCATTTGGGTCATAACTGCCATGAATTAATGTTGCCCAAGGCAAGCTTTCAGTAGGAACTTGATCTACAGTTCCATGTACTCCAAACGCACGAACTTGAACTCTACCCTCGCGTCTTCCATCCGATTTATTTTCAACTACGCCAATAAAAAATAGCGGGTCATATATGCCTATGCCTGTATCTCTCATTCTTTAGTGCTCCAATCATATTTAACTAATTTCAAAGTTGTTTGGTGTATATCTTTGTCAAATGAATGCGTTAAATTATTCACCAAGTAGTTTCCAGCTAATTGTTTATTCAAAGTTCCGTCTTGCGCGCTATTAAAAGCGAGCAATTTTAAATTGATAACATCACCAGCATTTACATCTAATCTTCCGTTTATCGTAATATTTGTTACTGTATTATTTAAATGGTGCAGATATGCAGTTCTGTTTGTAATTATCTCCGGTATAAATTGATCACCTCTTAATTGCGCAGTTCCTGTATCATCATAATCTCTTACTACTATATATCGTCTTTCATTTTCTCGCGTGAAATATCTTTCTGCAAACTCTTTAGAATGAACTTCTTCAGTTTCTCCTCTACCTGAGCTTGACATATATTTTGTTTTTGCGTCATCATAGTTATATTCAAATTTAGTAGATTTACCGGGTAGTGTAACTTGTCTTTTTATCAAATCTATTTCGATTACATTGCTTTTATAAGCACCCGATACCAAATCCATAACTGTGTTTACTCTTTCTGAATTTCTAAGAGTAATAATATTTTTCATTTGCTCTAAAAACTCTGCTCCAGATTTATCCACAGCAGAGCCATAAGTGAACTCTTTTATGTCTTGCGGATTTTCTAAAAACCTTTTTATAAGATACTCATCAGATACGAAATAGTAATTTTCACCGGTTTCAAAAAACCTAAATGAGCAAGATGGGCTTTTACTACTATAAGCTCTCGATGAAAGAAAATTCATAGTTTGCATTGGTGTATAATTTGGTATTATACATCTAAATAGACCTTCAGTATCTTCTAATAGAAGTTCTTTACTACCTTCTGGATAGTATTTAGAAAATACATCTTCTACTATTTTTGAAATTGTATCTTCGTATGGAGCTATTATTCGTCGCGAGCCAGCATCAAATCTAGATTTAGAAACAAGGTGCATTTTGTATCTAAGCCCGTCATTATTGGTTTTCATTTCTACGTCTGTTATTTTGTAAATTGACATAGTATATGTAAGTTGTTTGCCGAGCGCATCTTCTACTGTAAGTTTTAAAGTTTCTTCTCCGCGGATTGGTAAATCTTCCAACACACCAATGTTGTCATAAACTAAAGCAGTGCCTCGTAAGCTATCATTGTCTATAGATTCTTCTATAGAAAAGACTGGTATAA